TTATTTTTATTGCCTTGCGTATCTCTGATTTTGTCATCTCAAGTGAATCGCGCAGGCCATCGAGATATGTGCCTAGCTCGTATTTAGCCAGTAGCTCATCTTCACTCATGGTCGGCCCGCTCATCTTCCTGTGGTGCGTCTAGCCGTGCCTCGTCCGCTTGCTCGTCACGAAAATCGAGGTACGCATTGTAGCAATCGTCACAGAGACGACGGTGTATCTCGTTAAATCTATCATGTTTCATCACTGCCCTCCTCCTCGGATAGTCTCGCCTCCTCGGCGTCCACTAGCTCATCCGCCTGCTCGATGAGCTCATTGAACTCATCTTCCACGCCCAGTAGCCAATTGGCGTCGTCGAGGGTTGCGAGGTTATAGCCTCCCGCCTCGATGACTTCTCGTAGTGTGGTGCTCATAGCTTCTCCTCGTGAAACTCGATGGCCTGCTTTGTTTCGGTGAAGAACCTATCTGTGACCATCTTCACAAACTGAGCATGCGCTTGCTTGCTGCCGTTCGTAGTGAGTCCGATGCGTCGCTTGACGTCATCAACGGTAAAGTAAACAGACTTGCCGTCTTCCGTCCGTCTAGCGCCTTGCAGAAGCTCCACAAAATGAAGCCGTGCATAGAACTCCCCGTAATTGTCGTCGGTAATGCTCGGTATACCGATACTCATACAGACCCATATGAGCCTATCGGTTTTTGACCACTCTCGCCCGTTCTCGTGTAGTGTCTCGAAGTCGTTGACTTTTGAGAAATTATAATTTAATGACATATTATCTCCTTCTCTTATAGCCTTTATTCTTATGGTTGATGGTGTCGTGGACATTATTCGCCCTCCTCTATTATTTTTATTGCCTTGCGTATCTCTGATTTTGTCATCTCAAGTGAATCGCGCAGGCCATCGAGATATGTGCCTAGCTCGTATTTAGCCAGTAGCTCATCTTCACTCATGGTCGGCCCGCTCATCTTAGTAAGCCTCCTTATTATAATATTTGACGCCGTGGTCAATAAAGTATGGAGCCTGTGTCTTATTGCTGCTTGCCATACGCCTCGCAACCGCAACCGCTACGGCCTTCGATTCCTCAAAAGTCCGATAATCCGCACTACCATCAGGATAGTATTCTATTACTGCCCACTCGTGGGAAGAGATTTTCATGACCTCATACCACCCATATGCGCTAGTTTTTGCATAGGCCTCATTGTAGACCTTAAATGCGCCGACTGTTTGCCTAGATGTCCGATATACTAGGGCGTTGTTCCTCTCATCCATGCGACTTATCCACCCTTTAGCGTCAAGCTCTTTGTATAGTGGTGAGTAATTGCCATCCTTGTTGTACAGGTCACCCACTACTACTCCGTAGTAAGTACCGTTGCGCTCTTCTCGGATGTCGAGAATCTTCTTCTCGGTCAATGCGTAGCCGTGTCTGTCTGTTAGCTTTTCCATATTATTTCCCTTCTCCGTCCTCAATTTGAAGCGCCCATGCCGCTGCGGCAACTGCCTGTTTGACTTCTCTTACGTCCTTATCTGTAATAAGGGCTGGCGCAACATTTTCACCTGAGTCTTTGTTGATTTTCGCCCAAGTAGCCATGTATAGCTTCTCGATGTCGTCACTTTGCCAACTGAAATTGGTAACACGTAGCGCCTGCTTGTGTAACAGGTAGGTATTTGCAATGGTCAGTTTCAACTCTCTCTTATAGTCTGAAAAAGTATATCTCATCATAATCTCCCTTAAAATACTATTAAAAGCATAACAGTGATTACCCACAATACGGGTATAAGCACCAACGCTGTCGCAATAGTCACAAGCATACACTTGTGATTGTCTCGCCTGCGTCGTGCTATGGCGCTAGGCCGTTGTGCTTGATATTGCATGGCTAATTATCCGCCTCTGCTAACTCTTCGGTAATGATTCCGTCAAGCGTAAACTCGCCCTTCACGGCCTTCTCAGCCATGTAGCGTACTCGTGATATACCGACGAACGTATCACCCGAAAAGGCGTATAGCACGCCGTCAATAGTTTTGTGGACGTATCGGCTCGACCGCCTCACGTGTTGATTACGTACCGCCATGTATGCCCCCTTTGCGTGGGTTATGTAATATTATTAGGGTATACCATACGTCCACCCGTATACACGGAACGTATGGCATATATTACCCATGTTACTAGTGATAACCGCTAAGCCCATATCTCTCTCGTTGCTACGAGTAGGATGCTCACGCCATTACCACCAGTAACAGAGGCGCAAGCAACTGCTTTGCAAGTCGTCACCTAATGACGCCCAATTGCTTGCGATTCTCTGTTATCTATACCAGTAGGCTGACCACAACTCAGATTGTCCCACCTGCCCACCCTAATACTACTGGGTTATTGATTAGCGCCACCGCTCGTCATACAGACTGTGGTGCTTAGGCGTGGCGAAAAGTTGTGCGCCCTCCTACTGATATAGATATTGTCACCACGCTCTCGCCCAATTGCAGGGCTTGTCGGCAGCGTGGTGACTCAGTTTTAACCCCCGTGCTCGTCACGCCATTATATAAGAGGGTCATGCGCCTAGTGTCATGATGTAGGTCAAAGCGATGGTATCTTTGTGCCCGTCTCGCCTCTTATAGCCCTGCGTGTCGTCGATGATGTCGATGGGGTTTAAATTGTAAATGTGCGATGACATAACCTTTGCGTAGTTAGTCCGTGGCTCTTACTGGTCAATCAAGTTTTCGGCGGTGAACTGACATATAGTCAATGTTCGGTGCTCAGTGGTCTGATTGATTGTGTAGGTGCTTTTCGTCTGTAACCTTTGCTTTGGTTATGTTCCTATAATAGTCCTTTAGGGTATAGAAGTCAATGCATAACGTGTTTATTTTTAGAGATTATGGATATTTGACATTGGATTATGTAATTTAACAGGGGTGAGACTGTGGATAAGTGGTGTTGCGTAAAATACATCGAAAATGTTATGAAAAGATTTTTTCGTTATTTTTGGCAAAAAAAATAAATAATTATTTAGGTATCATAACGAAGATAACAGATAAAAGACAATTTTTTGATTTACTTATTTTCCTATTCTTCTTTTTTAAAGGAAATATAAAATCAACTAGAACAAAAATAGAACACTTTATACCATATATATGCGATTATGTCCTAATATGTAGTTAGTGTATACCATACACCCATGCATGTAGCCATGTATGTAACTATACATGCGTACATATCAATCGACCTAGTAAGTGTATGATATACAATAATATAAATGCATAATAAAATATATTAGGGCAATAGTCAAGCATGGGGGGGGAGGGTATCAAGGCACAGGAGAGATATATTATATATATGCTCCCCCACACTCTCGGAAGATATAATTCAAAACAACCCTAGTATTATGTTTACGAGTGTGCTATGCTAGACACATGAATGAAAACAACCAAGAGATTTTAGCACGAGCGATACAGAAGGCCCTTGATAGTGGATGGATTCCAATAGTTTTTGGAGTCGACCCGCTGGAGATTGAACGCCGAAATACCAAGTTCATTATAGAGGGCACGGACCCGCGAGCATATATCTATTCTCACGACTTTGCCAAAGCACTGTGGGGAGAGAATACATGGATAGACCCAGTGTCGCTTGAAGTAGGAGTGATGCGCCATGTTTCACCGCACCTACCTATGTGGCAATACCACATACAGCAAATGGTCGTAGCAGAAAACCCAATAAAATATTTAGGAGAGAACTTATGAACGACGTCAACCCACAAAAAACACTGAAAGAGCAGATGCTCGACGAGGTGGCGGTATTCGCGACGAGGTATTCAGTAAAAAGGTTACGCATATCGACGCTCAATTTTGAGTTCGACTACGTGCAGGGCGAGGACGGCAGCATGACGCTTGCGCGTGAGAAGGCGGTGATTTATGCGCTCGGGAAGGTGACGAAAGTACCGATTGGCGAGGGCTGCGAGTTTTCCACATACGAGGAAGCGAAAAAGGCTACCAAAAAATACTGGAGCGAGTATTATAAGAATATACGGGCATCACGCTCAGAAAAGGACAAGCTCGCGGAAGCACGACGCCAGAAGCGGTATCGTGAGAAGCGGAAAGAGAAACTCATCGACTTGAAACGCCAACAGTAGCGGGTAGCTACACCACATCAATCATCAATTATAGGGGTATAAAAAACAATGGGGCATCAGAATCAGGGGTATGCGCTCGTCTCCATGAGCAATGGCGACGTGTACTACGTCAGCATAGACGCAGCGAAAGAAATCAAAGGGCAGCTCACTAGAGAGCCTAGCATAACTTTTATTGAGGCGGTGGACATAAAACAGCACACTAGGGTCACGATAAATGTCGCACTGGTCAGTTCTCTTGTGATAAAGGACGGTCAAGATGCCTAATCAACAGCAGGAGGAGCTCAAGAAGCGGAACGCGGACGACATTAAGGCCATCAAGTCTACGCCGAGTGATGAGTTGCCAGTGTTGCCCGAGACCGTGAAGAACGGCGACACATTACAATGGTTTTATCGAGCAGTGATTGACAACTTCACCTGTTCAAACGGGCGAAAGTCCCCACTTTACCTGCGCCGTAGCGAACATGGCCTTGCTGTCAGAATCAACTGTCAGTGGAAACAGTACCGACGCGGCGAGCAGGTGGAGTTTTGGCGCGATGCGATGGCAGCCTACCCTGAGTTGCAGGAGTCGAACTGGTCAACAAAGCGAGCACAGGCGCTTTGGGACTACTTTCAGGTGTATGCGCCAGAGATTGAGTTTGACAACCGCCGCTACTTCGAGATGGGGAATTGCGTGCTCGACGGATTCACGGGCGAACTCGATTTTGCCGACGAGCGGTTCCTTACAAGCCCCACGACAAGAAGCTCGAAGCTGAATTATCTCCCAGAATATGAGCCTGGGGTTGCATGGAATCAGTGGTATGACACGATGGATGAGCACCAACAGCGTGTGCGCGACTGGAGCGTCGGCTCGGCACTAATTGGCAATCACGGGCTATTATTTACCTTCGGTCAGAGCCGAACGGGCAAAAGCACCCTAGCTGAAGGACTGGCCGAGGTCTTAGGCTCGGGAGCTGGTGTATTTTCGCTATCTCGCAACTGGGGGCGATTTTACACCCAACATATGGACAATACCACTTACCTATATGATGCCGATGCGAAGGGGGCCAAAAACCAGAACAATGAGAACTACGGCACGCTGCACTTGATGGCGAGCGGCGACCCGATTCAGGTCGAGGTGAAAGGCTCGGAGATTTACCAGACGACCAATTATGGGTTTATTGAGGTGATTTCCAACGCGCCAAGCACGATGATGTTCGAGCAGTCACTTGTTGACCGAGTGAGGTTTTGTCTCTACACCTACATCAGCCCACGGGCCGATGGGGGTCAGATGAAGCGGATGATTCTGGCTGATAAGCAGGCGTGGCTCAATTACGCTGTCGGCTGCGCCATAAAATTAGCCAAAGGAGAGACTACTCGCCCACCGATTGACGAGTATCAGATGTACGGCTGGATTTTGTGGTTGCAAGAAGCTAACACTTATGGGAAGATGTGTGTAGAAGAGGGTCGCGTGCTGACCTATCAAGAATACAAATATGCGTATGAGGGTACACAACGATTTATGCTTACGAAAGAGACGGTAGAAGAAATGAGGTCAGGATTCGCTGAGTTATCTCGGCAGTACGGCCGTAATTTTCTCGACACCGACTGGACTGAGTATGGCGAAAAACTAAAGGGGGGATATTACCATGAAGAAGCTCCAAAACTCTTTTAACGATTTTCTTCCGCAAAAATACCTCACGTTTCGTCGCTCAGTGTCTCAGTTGAACTCAAATCAGGCAGTCGTCGCAGAGCTTTTGCGCATTTGCTGCGAAGAGGACGACGTGAAGGCTATAAAGCTGGCGTTTGAACGCATACTTGGCAAACCAGAGAAGGTAATTGTGATTAAGCGGACGATTGTGCGAACCGTGTTCCCCGACGCTATCGGAAAAGCTAAGGCTGCACTGATAGACGACAGAGTTTATGACGAGGTAGACTCGACGGTGAGCTTATTTGAGAACAAGCTTGTCATAGATGAGTCTAACGCCCCTGGCATACTTTTGCGCAAAATGCTCGATGAAATAGGCGAAAAAGAGCGTGAGTATTCCTATAACGTGATTGACGACAAGGACCGATACACTGTGGCTGAGGTCATGGTGGCCAATTTGTACGGTATTGCGATGCGCGGCTCTAATCTCGGTGCGATAACTATGTTATTTGACTACCTAGACGGCTGCGTGGCTGACGTGATACGCCTAGACGGCGAAGATACCGTATTGCTCGAAAGCTGGGCTGACGTGGCCCCATACGAGGCCAAACAGGGTGACGATGGCGTCTGGTATATCGAGACTGAGGCAGTGGCATGACCAATATAGTCGACGTTGCTACCGAAAAAATGTCTAATGACCTCGTCAATTTCAGAAATCGTCGAGTGTTGGGGGTTGGCAACCAGCATAAATCGCACGACTGTCCGCATTGCTGGCGCGTCCTATACTCAAAGGGTGCGCTAACGCGGCACATTAACGACGAGCACTGGGATAAGGAAGCCGCTGAATGAGCGTTTTGAAGATTGGCGCGGGCATTGTACTGCGCTCGTATCAGAGGGCGGTGCTCAAGGCCTTTGATAACGGTATCCGCTTCATCGTGCTCTGTTGGAGTCGTCGCGCGGGCAAATCCCTGTTTGCGTGGACGCTGCTCATCCGCGAGGCAATTAGCAAGCCTGGCACATACTGGTATTGTTTCGATAACTACTCCACCGCCTATAATGACATTTGGATAGCCATGACCTCTAAGGGGGTGAAGTTCCTCGACATGATACCAGACGATATGGTGGTGCGAAAGAATAGCGCCAAGATGGAGATTGAGCTGACGAACGGCTCGGTCATCAAGCTGGTTGGTATCAACAAAGCCGATAAGCTCGTCGGTACTGGCCTTATGGGTGTGGTCTTCGATGAGTACGCGGTGCTAAATCCCGCCTCTATCGAGTTCATCACCGCCATGCTTGGTGAAACTGGCGGTTGGCGCGTTATGATTTCTACCCCTCGCGGCAAAAACCACTTCTACGAAGAGTGGAACTTTGCGCTTGCTCACCATGAGTTCGCTTATGCGAGCAATATGCACTGTGGTATGTCTGAAGTCGCAAAGTATATGGCAAAGGGCTTTCTTGAGATGGAGCGCCTGAAAATTATCAATAAATATGGCAATGATGCCCTCTGGCAACAGGAGTATATGACAAGTTGGGTGAGCCCGAACTCTGGCTCTGTATTTGGTGCGCTTGCGAAGATTATGAAGGAAGAGGGGCGCGTCTCTATGCTTAACATTGACAAAGAGCAGCCCTGTTACGCTGCGTGGGACTTAGGAAACGCCGACTACACCTCTATTATTCTATTTCAGGTTGACATGAACGGTTTTCCAACAGTGCTTGACCATATT